CACGGCGATTGAGATACTGGAGAACAAGAATGGCTGAAGATGCAGTAGCTTTCGACAAAGCCGAATTGCGATCTATTATCTATGCTTTTAAAGGTATGGATGATGAAGCTGTCACACAGGCCAAATCTGTCTCGAATGGTCTTGCAACTTATCTTCAGGGCAAGATTATCTCTAAATCACAAGGCCGAGATAAAGCCTCCAGCCGCATCGCAGAAGGCTCACGAGTAAGCAAATCATCCAAAATTGGCGAGATGTCATTTGGCTTTGCATCGCAAAAATTCTCAGGCGGTGGCACAACTCAACAGCTTTGGGGCGGTTACGAATTTGGGTCTAACAAATTTAAGCAATTCCCAATTTGGTCTGGTCGAGAAGGTCGCGGTTCAAAAGGCTGGTTTATTTATCCAACTCTTAAGGCAGAACAACCAAACATCATCTCTCAATGGCAAGAGGCCTTTTCACAGATTGTGAAGGTGTGGTGATGGCTGCCCAAGGATCAAGAACGCTCAAACTTTCCTTATTGGCAGACGTCGCTGAATTTACAAAAGGCATCAAGGTTGCCAGCAAAGACACCGAAAGCATTGGAGACCAATTTAGCGACTTTGGCAAGAAAGCTGGCTTGGCATTTGCCGCTGCCGGAGCTGCAATTGGTGCGTTCGCTTTGGCATCAGTTAAGGCAGCAGCCGAAGATGAGACCGGTCAGAAAAAACTTGAAGAAACACTGAGAAACACTACAAATGCCACAGCCGAACAAATCAAGGGCATTGATAAATATGTGACGGCGCAATCTATTGCCACAGCGACAACCGATGACCAAATTCGTCCGGCCTTGTCTCGCCTTCTTAGGGCAACGGGTGATTTGAACAAGTCTCAAGAATTGCTTACTTTGAGCCAAGAAATTTCTGTTGCTACTGGAAAACCTTTGGAAGCGGTGACTAACGCCGTTGCCAAGAGCTTTGAAGGATCAAACACAGCATTGGGCAAATTAGGCATTGGCATTGATGCGGCTACTTTGAAAACTTTAACATTTGATCAAACACAACAATTGCTTAACACTACATTTGACGGATTCATTGCAAATCAATCTGAGACGGCTGCATTCAAATTTCAACAAATCAGCATCGCAGTCAATGAATCAAAAGAAGCAATTGGTGCAGCTCTGCTCCCAGTAGTGAAGGAATTGGCTGATTTTCTTATAATAACGGCTGTTCCAGCAATTGAAGCATTTGTTGCTGGCTTGACTGGAAAAGATAGCTTTGAAGATAGTTTCACAAATTCACAGAAAAGCGCGGTTGAATGGGGCAAGAAAGTCAGAGGCGTCATTGATACAGTCATTGATCTCAAAGATGAATTGATTGTTACAGCTGCCGTCATTGGTTCAATCTTTGTGGCTACCAAAATTGCAGCTGGTGTGACTGCCACAATTGCTCTTATTAAGAGCTTAATTGTTGCCTATAATTTGCTTAAATCGTCTGCAATTATTGCTGGCATTGCAGCAGCATTTGCACTCAATCCATTGCTCGGCGTTGGTGCCGTAGCACTTGCAGCCGGCGTATTAGCAGCTGGAAATGCTTTGACAAATTCAGATTCAGGCAGTGAGCAAAAATTTGCAACGAACTCAAAAATTCCGACAATACCAAACTTTAACGCTAGCAGCAGCACAAGTGGTGGCGGGGGTGGTGGCGGACGTGGCGGTGGTGGTGGCGGTGGTGGTGGCGGTTCAGTTATCGATTTACTCAAGGGCGATAAAGGCGGAACAGAAGGCGTAGCTGGAGCTGGCACAACTGATTCACAAAACACAGCAAGAATCATCGCTGCAACAGCGGCGGCCAGTGCCAGCATGAGTGATATCAATGCGCGTCAATTAGCAATCCGCGAAAGAGAACGCGGGATTGTTGCACCTACAATCAACGTGACAGTCAATGGCGCAATAGACTCAGAGGGAACAGCTCGCACTATTGTCGATACACTCAATGATTCATATTTCCGCGGTACAGGCGGCGCGACGAATTTACAAACAGCATGACAGTCTTTAATCCAGTCTGGAAAGTCATCATTGGCGGCGTTGAATATCAGACGGCCATTCTTGCCAATCTGACCATCACATCTGGGCGAACAAACATTTATGAGCAAGCTCAAGCCGGATACACAAACCTTGAACTTATCAATTTAGATCAATCAAATGTCATTATCGGAATCAATGATTCATTGACCATAGAACTGCAAGATTCCACAGCTACATTTGTTCCCATCTTTGGCGGCTCAATCGTAGATATTGCCATTTTAGTGGCAGAATTAGGCAATGTCGCTTACGCCCAGCGCATCAAGATTATTGCTCTCGGAGCTTTAGCTCGTCTGCCAAAGGCTTTGACAGATGGCGTTCTGACTCAAGACTTTGATGGCAATCAAATTTACACAATACTTTCAGATTTGCTATTGAATAACTGGTCAGAGGTTCCAGCAGCTTTGCAATGGAGCACCTATGATCCGACTGAGACTTGGGCTACTGCCGCAAATGTGGGACTAGGTGAAATTGACCAGCCAGGTGATTATGAGCTGGCACAACGGGCATCAAATCGCACCGACGTTTATTCACTCGTTTCAGCTCTTGCCACGAGCGGTCTTGGCTATATTTATGAGGATGCTCAAGGGCTCATTTCATACGCTGACGCAGGACACCGATCAACATATTTAGCGGCCAACGGATACGTCAATCTTTCAGCCAATAACGCTCAAGGCGCAGGGCTGACCATCCAGCAACGAACAGGCGATGTCCGAAACACAATCACGCTCAAATATGGCACAAATTCAGCACATGAAGTCAGCGCGGCAGATGCCGCATCGGTGGTCTTATATGGTCAGCTCGCCCAGATATTCACAACAACAGTCAAACATTTGGCAGATGCCACAGCTCAAGCCGATTTCTATTTGGCACTCAGGGCGTATCCGCAGTACAACTTTAACCAGATCACTTATCAGCTGACCAATCCAGAGATTGACGATGGCGATCGTGACTCACTCATCAACGTGTTCATGGGGATGCCGCTGGCAATTGCGGACTTGCCGCTCAACATGTCGGCTGGTACCTATTTAGGATTTGTCGAAGGCTGGACGTTTCAGGCGGCCTATAACCAAATCAGCGTTTCACTTAATCTCTCACCATTGTCATTCTCAATCCAAGCAATGCAATGGCAAGATGTAAGTGTCGCTGAGGCTTGGAACACAATTTCTGGGATACTTGACTGGGAACACGCCCTAGTCGTGGCATAAGGAGAAAACATGAGCAACCCAACAACCCCATTTTCGTGGCAAATGCCGACGGCAACGGATTTAGTAACGGACTTACCAGCTGACTTTGAAGTCTTTGGGCAAGCTGTTGCAACATCAATGGCTGATTTACTTGGTGGCAGTACTGGTCAAGTCTTAGCAAAAACATCAGCAACCGACATGGATTTCACATGGACAACGCCTCAGGTCGGTGACATCACAGCGGTGACAGTAACCAGCCCAATTACAGGCGGCGGCACATCAGGCAGCGTTGGCATAGCAATTCAAGATGCTTTGACAACACAAAAAGGTGCAGTGCAACTATCAGATTCAGTTTCAACAACTTCGTCAATCTTGGCGGCAACACCAACAGCGGTGAAATCTGCCTATGACTTAGCCACTGGTGCATTTAAACCTTTGCCATACATAACTAACAATTATTACGGCTCACCAATGAACGCCGCGCGTGGCACCGTTACTTATAGTGCAGGAATCACGTCATATTCGCCATTTTTTGTGCGACAAAATCAGACATTCAACAGAATCGCAATGAGTACAGCCTCGACATTTTCTGGAACAGCCTCGGTCAGATTAGGCATTTACAACCAATCCAATGGCGTGCCTTCAACAGTAGCCCTCGACGCAGGTTTAGTCGCACCAGCAGCGGCAAGCACAGTTTATGAAATCACAATTTCGCAGGCTTTGACGCCTGGTTGGTATTGGTTGGCAATAAATACAGTTACAGCAGCAACCACAAACACATTTTCTTCCGTTATTGCATCATCATTTCCAAATGCGGCAGATATGGGTGCAACTACTGCCACGGCAAACCAATCGGTCAGTTA